AGCCACGATAATGAAGGGCTACACACCGGAGCGCAGGGCAGCGGTTGTGACGGGGCACTGGGCAGCCTTCAGGGACACTGTGGCCGTTGGCATGGACTTCTCGAAGTTCGACCAACACATATCGCAGCCGGCGCTGCGATATGAGCACCACGTGTACAACCACATGTACGGGCACGACAGGAATTTGCAACGGCTGCTTTCTTGGCAGCTGGGCACTACCTGTTATGCCAATGCCGTGGATGGGCGCGTGCGCTACACAGTGACTGGGGGCCGTATGTCAGGGGACATGAACACAGCAATGGGTAATTGCATCATCAGCGCCTCGCTGCTTTGGGCCTTTTGCCATGAGCATGGCATCAAGGCGCGGGCGATTGTGGATGGTGACGACTCAGTGCTGTTCATGGAGCGTGAGGACCTAGCCAGATGCCTGGCGAGCATCCGGCCGTGGATGCGGCGGAGAGGCTTCCATTTAACAGTGGAAGAGCCCGTTGACAAGATAGCGCTGGTAGAGTTCTGCCAGTGCCGCTATGTCGCGTGCAGCCCACCAACTATGGTGCGGAACCCCTACAAAGCAATCACGCAGGACCACGCTTGGGTGGAGGACAAATCCATCCCCTGGCAGGACGTTCTGGCGGCAACAGGGTTAGGAGGGCTCGCCTTGTATGGAAACATACCTGTGCTGGGAGCCTACTACGACATGCTCGCCAGGACGACCGTGCCCTCTCGCAAGACGCTGCAGCGCTTGGACTTCATGAGCAGTTGGCTCAGGGACGCAACGTTCGATGGAACGTTTGCAGAGCCATCGGAGCTCGCCAGATATGAGTTCTGGCGATCCTGGGGGATGTCACCAGGGGAACAACGGGCCTTGGAGGCCGATTTCCGCTCCACTGACTTGAAGGCCCTCTTTCGCGGTGATTCTATCACCAAGGCAAAACGTGAGTTTGTTTTCGAGCCCACCGGAAACAATTATTACTTATTTTCTCCCGGCTGAACGCGACTATGGCAAAGAAGAAGGGGGCCAAGAAGCCCAAGGCCCAGCAGAAGAAGGCGGTTGCAAGGATGACACGCCCGGTGGCAGCGGATAGCAGGGTTACGCGTCATGTCAACATGATCATGGACCCCTGCAATTCAATGCTGTACCCCACGGCGTACCGCGGTAAGGATGGGTTTTTGAACCGCTTTGCCGCACCCTACAACCTGGCTGATGCAACGGCAACGTGTGCCGTGGTGGCCTACTGGCCGCGTTACAACCGTGTGTTCCTCAAGGGTTACACCACCTCCGCCACGGCGTTTTCCCTCGACTTCTACGGAGCCGGGGTGTCTTACACCGGACCGGGGGGGGCGTACCTGGGGGCAAACGCGGCTGAGACACGGCCGGTAGCTGCCTGCATGGTTGGGGACTACACTGGCACCGAATTGGACCGCCAAGGCCTAATCGCCCAGGGTTGCATCCCTTTGAAGTGCACCACAGGCACCGTCTCCGTCGACGCCCTGCTACAGCTCATGCAGAGGTACGGGCGCGTTCCCGACACCTCTGTTGAGACCAAGTGGGTGCCATCACCTGCGAATGAGGACTACCAGGCCATCCCCAGCGCTGGCGTCACCATATATGGAGACGACAACATTATAATCCACATGTATGTGGGTTTTGCTGCGGGTAAGCTGGCAGCCACCACGCGCATCGTTGGCATCCACGAGTGGCAGCCATTCTTCAACCTCGGTATTGCAGTGCCCACCCCCGTGTCGCCGGATCCTCCTGCCGGGCTCGAGCGCGTTCGCTCCGCGCTCAGCACGGCGGGCAATTGGTGGCTGGAGGGGGCACGCACGGTTAGGGCTGGGTATGACGCGGTGACCCGGTTGAGGCAGGGGGCGCAGTTACTGCGTCCCCTTGCACAGCTGGCGTTGACCGCAGCTTAACTGTGGGTTGGAAACCACCGGAATTCGAGCCAAGTTGCCACCGGACGGTCCTGCCACGCGTAAGGCCCGGTCAGCTGAAGGGTTGGTGCAGGTTAAGACCGAGAGGACAGGGATGTCGCCCCTGGCCTGTACCGACTGATTGGTATCTGAGACATTAGCCTGTTGGGGTCCGTTGGGGAGGTGTCATTGGGTGTGAGGCCGCCGTGCCTGCGATTCCCCGCAGTTGCTCCAGCATTGGGTTCAGTAATCTGCGGGGGGACCCATGCCCCCACATTGTTTCGGACCTGTCGGCCGCGCCTTGATGGTGGTGCCCCACTGGCGCGTACACGCACACGCTCGCACAAAATCCCGTGTGAGTGGTTATGGGTGGAGTCGGTTGTGTGGAAGCATAAAATCCCCTGCGGGGGTGCCCATGTAGGTTTTCCACTTGACGCA